TACCTGGTGCAACAGGGGCATCAGCAGTCAGGGCAGCCTGCTCTTTAGCAGACGCATGACGCATGCGGAACAGCTCAGACTCACGCTCGATACGTGCAGTCTCATTGAACTGATTGGCCGTTTCCTCGGACCAGGTAGCAAGGTGCTCAAGCGCCTTGCAGGCTTTGTCACCTGCGCTGAACAGCGTGGTGAACATGGTGAAGAACTGCGATGCAGCGGTGAACAGAGTACCGAACATGGTGAATCTCCTAGCTAGGGATGGCGAAGTGCCAAGCCTCAAGCGGAGCGTCACACTGTGGTCCTGGTGAACACATGGGGGGGGGTGGTGCGGTCTGCGGTTGCGCCACCTAAAGACCTACAGTCGTACCCATTTTGAAAAAATTCTAAAAAGTTTTGGTCCTCACCTTTTCCCCCTTCACCACACGTTCTTTGCGACTCAGCTCGGTTATCCCTACTATGTAGCACCGATAACCTAACCTGAGGACGACACTGTGTCCCATGACCTGACCATTGAAGAGTTCAAGAGCGCTCTTCCCGACAAACTCAAGAAGAGTTTGAATCAGGAGCTGATTGACCAGATCAACCAGACCTTGAGTGACCCGGACATGTATGAGCAGTACCGGGAGAACATGCTCAGCTACACCAAGGTGATGCAGGACGGACGCTTCAAGGTGTCCAACTACATTGAGGCGGTGAAGTATGTGAGTCACAAGCTGATGGGCTGCTCGAACATCGAGGCCTACAGCAAGACCTTCCCCGGGAAACTGGCGGCGTGGTCGGCCAATGGGGTCACGCCGAAGGACCAGGCCTCGTACATCACCGCGTACAACAAGGGCAAGCTGGTCAACCTGATCTTTGAACAGACCATGGTGCCGATCTATGTCTTGAACCAGGACAAGGTGCAGTCGGCGATCAACGTGTTGGCAGAGCTCATGGTTTCCGCGACCAGCGAGAAGGTCCGCAGTGATAGCGCGACCTCTCTGTTGACGCACCTCAAGGTGCCGGAGACCACCAAGGTCCAGCTCGACATCGGGGTGAAGGAAGACGGCAGCATTGCCGCACTGCGTCAGGCCACTCTGGCTTTGGCGGAGTCGCAGCGCCTGGCCATTGCCAGCGGTGCCATGAGTGCGCAGCAGGTGGCGCACAGCAAGATCATCGAAGGTACAGCGGAGCGCGTGCAATGAGTGGTGGACTGCCAACCAATGACAAAGAGTGGGCGCAGTTTGCCCAAGCCATGAAGACAGCGGAGCCGATGCGCACGGAGAACATTGCCATGATGGCGCAGTGGGGTACGCCGGAGGACCAGTGGCTGCGTAGTTATGGGGCGAAGCTGCCCAGTCCCACGATCAACCCGGACACCCAGCTGAACTTCGAGCAGCGGGTGTTGAACCCCAGCGCTTACCCGAAGATCCAGAACGACGACGGCACCTTCAGCACGCACCGCATGGCGTGGGGCGGGGGTGACGGCCAGTTCATGGCCTACCCGACCATTATCCACGACGGCAAGGCGCTGCAACGCCTGGATGATCAGGCGGCCTACGAGTACGCCGTGAAGAACAAGGAGTTCAGGAGCTTCAGCAACGAAGCCGACGCCAAGGCCTATGCCGAAGGTGGGTACAAGAAGTTCTGGGGCTTGGGGGAGAAACGCTGATGCCACCGATCAATAAACTCGCAAGCGCGGTGGCGGGCGCTGCGCTGGGCGTGGCTGCTTCGATGGGCCTGATGGGGGGGTCGGTGGCGCCCGATCCGGTGGCCGAGGCGCTGGCCCCGTGGAAGGTCGAGGACTTCCTCAACGCCACCTCCTACGAGATCGACCCGTACTACGTCCCCAGCGACTTTGCCCTGGAGTTCGTCAACTTCATCAAGCTGGTGAACGGCGACGCCGGGGAAGAGAACTTAACCCCGGTCGTGCACTACAAGATGCTCGACACCATCACCGATGGTGGCAAGCGCATCATCAACCTGTGTCACCGGGGCATCGCCAAGACCACGGTGATGGGCGAGTACCTGTTCCTGTACATCGCCACCTACGGGGAGATTCCTGGTTTCGGCAAGATCAGCCTGGCGCTGTACGTCTCGGACTCCATCGAGAACGGCGTGAAGAACATGCGGAAGAACCTGGAGTATCGCCGCGATAACTCCGACTTCCTCAAGCAGTACATCCCCGAAGCCCGGTTCACCGACATCCGCTGGGAGTTCACCAACGCCGACGGCAACACCTTCATCGTCAAGGGCTACGGCGCCAAGACCGGGGTGCGGGGGGCCAAGGAGCTGGGCACCCGGCCGCAGCTGGCGGTGCTCGACGACCTGATCAGCGACGAAGATGCGCGCTCGGCCACGGTGATCGCGGCGGTGGAGGACACCGTGTACAAGGCGGTGAACTACGCCCTGCACCCGAAGAAAAACATGATCATCTGGTCAGGCACGCCGTTCAACGCCAAAGACCCGCTGTACAAGGCGGTCGAGTCGGATGCCTGGCGGGTCAACGTGTTCCCGGTGTGCGAGCAGTTCCCCTGCACCCGTGAAGAGTTCCGTGGTTCGTGGCCCGATCGCTTCACCTACGACTACGTCAAGGAGCAGTACGACACCGCGGTCAAGCTGGGCAAGGTAGAGACCTTCAACCAGGAGCTGATGCTGCGCATCATGTCCGACGAAGACCGCATGGTGCAGGACCACGACATCGGCTGGTACAAGATCGACGCCGTGCTGCGCAACAAGGGCCGCTTCAACTTCTACATCACCACCGACTTCGCGGTCAGTGAGAAGCAGAAGGCGGACTTTTCGGTGGTCAACGTCTGGGCCTACAACAATGTCGGCGACTGGCTGTGGGTGGATGGGGTGTGCAAGCGCCAGCTGATGGACAAAAGCATCGACGCGCTGTTCCGCCTGGCGCAGCTGTTCCGCGTGCAGGGCGTGGGCATCGAGGTCAGTGGTCAGCAGGCCGGCTTTATCCAGTGGATTCAGGCGGAAATGCTCAACCGCAACATCTACTTCCCGCTGGTCAGCGAGGGCAACGACAACAAGCCGGGAATCCGGCCGAACACCAACAAGATGGTGCGCTTCAACACCGTGCTGCCGCTGTTCAAGCAGCGCAAGATCTTCTTCCCCATCGAGAAGAAGGGCACGCCGGAGCTGCAAGAGGCGATCAACGAGCTGAGTCTGGCGGCGGTGGGCGGTTTCCGCTCCAAGCACGACGACTTCATCGACTCGATCTCGATGCTGGCCAGCATGAACCCGTGGAAACCCTCGGAAGAAGGCACCTTATCGACCAATACCGACGACGGCATGTGGGAATTGGACGATGCCGATGATTCCGTGGATCGTATGCAGTCTTACATCGTCTGAAGAGGACCGAAACCATGCTACTCAGTGACCTGTTTGCCCAGCTGACCTACGCCGAACTGAGCCAGATCAAGCTCGGCGGGGCCGGTGCCAATGGCATCACCAAGGAAAACCAGTTGCAGATGCTGCAACACGTCAATGCCGGACTGACCGAGCTGCACACCCGCTATCACCTGAAGGAAGGCACGCTGAAACTGGCACTCGACCCGACGATCGACACCTATGTGCTGTCCAAGGCCTACGCCGTGGGCAACCGCGAGAGCCGCAAGCCGGTGAAATACATCCTCGACAGCGTCTCCCAGCCGTTTCTGGACACGGTGCTGAAGATCGAACGGGTGTATGACGAGCAGGGCCGCGAACTGGAGCTGAATACCAGCACCGACCGGGCCAATCCGCTGAGTCAGGCACTGCGCACGCCGAACCTCAACACCATTGTGGTGCCGCCGGCGCTGGCTGCGACCCAGTTGACCGTGGTCTACCGGGCCAATCACCCGCGCATCGTCAAGGAAGACAACAGCTTCGACCCGAGCGAGGTGGAAATCGACCTGGCCCCGCAGTACGAGAACGCGCTGGTGCTGTACATCGCCAGCCGCGTGTTTAATCCGATTGGTTTGAACCAGGAGTTCCATGACGGCAACAACTATTGGGCGAAATTCGAGGCGGCCTGCGCCAATATTGGGCAAGCCGGCCTGGAACTGAACAAAACCAACGAAGTTGACCGCATGGAACGGGGGGGTTGGGCCTAAAACCTAGCGGCCGGTGGACCCAAAGCCACCGTTGCCGCGCAGAGTCGCATCGAGCTGGTCGACAACCTGCAATTCCGGGGTCAAGACCGGCACGATGACGAACTGAATCACTCGATCACCGGCGGCCCAGCCGAATTCCTCACCTTTTTTGGTTTGGAGCTTGGCTTTCCACGGTCCACGGTAGTCTGAGTCGATAACTCCGCAGGTATTGCGCAGCTCAACCCCGAAGTTGCCACCTGAACCGGACCTCGGCAGCAGTAAAGCGACGTAACCCGGTGGTACTTCCGCGCTGAACCCCAGATCAACGGTGACAATCGCCTCTCCCTCGATGCGACCGGCCGTTGGCATGTACACATCGAAGGCTCCAGCCCCGTCAGTGCCCAGAGTAGGGAGTTGGAACTCGCGTGCGTGTGGACAAATTTTCATTAAGGTGTGGTCCTGTGGTTTATTGATTACTATGTCGCCCATTACCGGGCCATTGGATTGATACATCATGGGTGAAGCAGAGTTGGAGCGCGATCTAACGACCAAGAAGCTGACTGATTGGGAGAAAGAGCCCACAGTCGCCGACTTGAAACAAGACTATCAGGATGCCAGGGGCTCCCACGACAGTCAGATGATCAAGATTGATCTTTGGCTGGACAACTTGCACGTTCGTGGCAAGGCCAAAGCCCCTGGAGCCAAGGGCACCAGTAAAGTTGTGCCGAAGCTGATCCGTAAGCAAGCCGAGTGGCGTTATGCCGCACTGAGTGAACCTTTCTTGTCCACCGCCGACATGATCACGGTCAATCCCGTGACCTGGGAGGACAAAGACGCCGCAGTGCAGAACCAGCTGGTGTTGAACCACCAGTTCAACAACCGCATCGACAAGGTCGCCTTCATTGACGAGTACATCCGCACCCTGGTCGACGAGGGCACGGCGATCCTGCGCGTGGGCTGGGACTTCCAGGAAGAGGAAGTCGAGGTCGAAGTGCCGGACGTGCAATACGTCATCGACCCCAGCCTCGGCCCGATGCACCAGCACCTGGCCGAGATGAAAGCCCAGGACCCGCAAGCCTTTGCCGCGCAGCCGGAAGAGATGCAGCAGGCGCACGCCCTGACCCTCGAACATGGCCAGCCAATCCGACCGAACATCGTCGGCAAGAAGCTGGTCAAGCAGATGAAAACCACGGTCAACCAGCCGACCCTCGAGGTCTGCGACTACCGCAACGTGCTGATCGACCCGACCTGCATGGGCAACATCGACAAGGCCCGGTTCGTCATCTACAGCTTCGAGTCGTCCCTGTCCGAGCTGAAAAAAGACAAGCGTTACAAGAACTTGGATTCGATTAATACCGACACCAACTCCATCTTGGGGACTCCAGACCATGTCGCAACGAGCGCGGATACACAGAACTTCAACTTTTCTGACAAAGCCCGTAAGAAATTTGTCGTTTATGAATACTGGGGATTTCGTGATCTTGATGGCAGTGGTCTTGTTCAGCCTTTTGTGGCGGCTTGGGTAGGCGACACGCTGATCCGCATGGAGAAGAACCCCTTCCCCGACCAGAAGATCCCGTTTGTGGTGGTGCAGTACCTGCCGGTGCGCAAGTCCTCCTACGGTGAACCGGACGGTGCGCTGCTCGAGGACAACCAGAAGATCAGCGGCGCGGTGACCCGCGGCATGATCGACCTGATGGGCAAGTCGGCCAACGGCCAGACCGGTATCCGCAAGGACGCCCTGGACCTGACCAACCGCAAGAAGTTTGAAGACGGCCGCGACTACGAGTTCAACGCCAACGTCGACCCGCGCCAGGGCATCTACCACCATGTGTTCCCAGAGATCCCCAACTCGGCGCAGTTCATGTTGCAGTTGCAGAACTTCGAGGCCGAATCCCTCACCGGCGTGAAAGCCTTCAGCCAGGGCATCTCTGGTGCTGGTTTGGGCGATGTCGCCGCCGGCGTGCGCGGTGCACTGGATGCGGCGTCCAAGCGCGAGCTGGGCATCCTGCGTCGGGTGAGCTCGGGCATCATCAAGGTGCTGCGCAAGTTCCTCTCGATGAACAGCGAGTTCCTGTCGGACATCGAAGTGGTGCGCGTCACCAACGAAGAGTTCGTGCCGGTACGCCGCGATGATCTGCCGGGTAACTTCGACCTCAAGCTGACCATCAGCACCGCTGAAGAGGACAACAACAAGGCGGAACAGCTGGCGTTCATGCTCCAGACCCTCGGTAACTCCGTTGACCAAGGCATCGTCATGATGATCCTCGCGGACATCGCGCGCCTGCGGAAGATGCCGGAGCTGGAGCACCAGCTGAAGAACTTCAAGCCGCAGCCCGACCCACTGGCACAGAAGAAGATGGAGCTGGAGATCGCCAAGTTGGACGCTGAGATCGCTGTCCTGCGTGCTGATGCCATGCGCAACCAGACTCAAGCGCAGTTGGATATGGCTAAGGTGCAGACTGAAGCGGCGAAGGCGGAAAACCTGTCGGCCAACACCGATCGCACCAACCTGGACTTCGTTGAACAGGAGTCGGGCGTGCATCAAGAGCGTGAGTTGGAAAAAGCTGGGGCACAAGCCCGTGCTCAAGCGCAGATGAAGGTCGTTGAACAAGCGGCCAAGGCGCATTTCACGCCTCCAACCAAGAAGAAGTGATGCTTAACTCCCTGTTAGTGCAGAAAAAGGTGCTAACAGGGAGATTTTGTATTATGTTCTCGCCCGTCAACCAACTAATGTTTCACTTAGCAATGGTAGAGAGCCAATGAGCCAAGCCCAGATCGACCAACTCCACCGTAATATCGAGGCCAGCAAGGGCTTTGTCGCCTTGCACCAAGCCTTGGTCCGCCTCCAGTCCAGTCCAGACTTCAAAACCATCATTGCCCAAGGCTACTTGCGCGATGAAGCGGTACGTCTGGTGCATGCACGCTCGAACGTGGCCCTTCAGCGTCCTGAAGACCAGGCTGCCATCCTGCGTGACATCGATGCCATCGGTTCACTCGAAGCTTTCTTCCGCAAGATCGAGACTCAGGCGCGTCAAGCCCTGTCGCACATCGATGCTGACGAAGAAACCATCGCTGATCTGCTGCGCGGGGGCGATGACGAATGAGTGACGACGTCGATAACAACCTGGAACAGGAAGAAGAGATCCTTGATGAGGACGTCAGTGACGAACTCCTGAATCTCTCCGACGATGAGCTGATGTCCATGGACTTCGACGCGCTCGTTGCCAAGAACAAAGGCGAAGCACCGGCGGCCAAGCCGGCTGATGCGCCAGCCACTGCTGCTGCTCCGGCTGCCAAGCTGGATGACGACGCAGATGAAGACGATGACGCCGCCAAAGCCGCCGCACTAGCGGCTGCGGGCAACGCTGAAGGCGGAGCACCTGCCGAGGCGCCAGCCGACGGCAAAGGTGCGGACGCCGAAGCGGCAGCCAAGGCCGCGGTAGCCGACAAAGACAAAGTTGAACCGGTTGTCCCGGCCGATGAAGCCGGTAAAGCCAAGCCTGAAGACCAGCTGGCCCGTCTGTTCGCCCCGTTCAAGGCGAATGGCAAGGACATGCAGGTCAAGGATGTGGATGAAGCCATCGCTCTGATGCAGATGGGGGCCAACTACACCAAGAAGATGGCTGGTTTGAAGCCCAACTTGAAGTTGATGAAACTTCTGGAGAACAATGGGCTACTCAGCGAAGAAAAGCTGAGCTTCCTGATCGATCTGGACAAGAAAAATCCACAAGCGATCGGTAAGCTGCTGAAAGACAGCGGCATTGACCCGCTGGATGTAGATGTAGACAAGCAAGGTGAGTACAAACCCAATACTTACACTGTTGACGACCGTGAGTTAGCCCTTGATGCGGTGCTTGACGAAGTTCAAGGAACACCGAGTTACGGCAGACTGATCGAAGTCGTGAGCAACAAGTGGGATGCTCCCAGTAAACAGGTGATTGCAGGCAATCCCCAATTGCTGAAGGTGATTAATAACCACATGGCCAGTGGTCATTACGACATCATCAGCAACGAGATTGAACGCGAGCGCACGTTTGGCCGCTTAGCTGGACTGTCGGACCTCGAGGCCTATCGCCAAGTCGGTGACGCCCTGGATGCACGCGGAGCTTTCAACCATCTGGCGCCTAAGCCAGTGGCCACCGCCACCCCGCCGCAACAAGTGGTTGTTGAACCGAAGGCCAAGCCCGATGACTCGGCATTGAAAGACAAAAAGCGGGCTGCAAGCCCCACTAAAGCCACGGCTGCTGCGCCGGGTGTGGACCCAGAGTTCAATCCTCTGTCCCTCTCCGACGCCGACTTTGCCAAATTCGACTTTTCCAAAATCAAGTAATCATTGAGGTGACACCATGGGTTTGCAATACAACGATCCTGCCGGCGGTACTCCATCGAGCATGGGCAACCAGCTTCAAACCTTCTTCTTCCAGAAGCAGGCACTGATCGAAGCGCGCAAGACGCAGTACTTCGGCCAACTGGCTGACGTGACCAACCTGCCGAAGAACATGGGCAAGGCGATCAAGCGTTTCCACTACCTGCCACTGCTCGACGATGCCAACATCAACGACCAGGGCATCAACGCCGCCGGTGTGACCATCACCAACGCCCAGTACTTCGTGCAACTGCCGCGTCTGGTCGAGTCGTTCGCCGTTGAAGCCGACGCCACTGCCGCAGCTGCGGCGGTCAACGCCATCGCTGGCGGCCTGGCGGTCAAGACTGGTTCGGTAACGCCGTGGACTGTGACTTACTCCACCGTGACCCTGCCGGCTGCGACTCTGTCCCAGTCCAACGCCGTGATTGCCGCGTGCAAAGGCTCGGCGGCCCATCAAGGTTCCGGCAACATGTACGGTTCCTCGAAGGACATCGGCACCATCACCGGCAAACTGCCAATCCTCAGCGAGAACGGCGGTCGCGTAAACCGCGTCGGCTTCAAGCGCAAGGAACTGACCTCGAACCTGGAAAAATTCGGCTTCTTCGACGAATACACCCAGGAATCGATGGACTTCGACAGCGATGCCGAGCTCCAGTCCCACATCAACCGCGAGATGATCAACGGTGCCAACGAAATCACCGAAGACGTCCTGCAAGTGGACCTGCTGAACTCTGCTGGTGTGGTTCGCTACTGCGGTGATGCCCTGCAAGACAAGGACATGGGCGCCAACGACGTGGTCACCTACGGCGACCTGATGCGTCTGGACATCGACCTGACCAACAACCGCACGCCGAAGTCCACCACCGTGGTCACCGGTACGCGCCTGGTCGACACCAAGACCATCGCGGCGGCCCGCATCATGTACATCGGCTCCGAGCTGATCCCGACTCTGCGTGCGATGAAAGACCTGCACAACGAGCCAGCGTTCATCCCGCTGCACAAGTACGCCGCCGGCGCGGACACCGTCACCGGTGAAATCGGTTCGATCGATGCCTACCGCATCGTCGTGGTTCCGGAAATGCTGAAGTGGGCTGGTGCAGGCGCTGATGCCTCCGCTTCCGCCACGCACTACGAAACCAACAGCCGCTTCGACATCTTCCCGATGCTGGTTGTCGGTGACGAGTCGTTCACCACCATCGGCTTCCAGACCGATGGCAAGACCGTGAAATTCAAGATCACCCACAAGGCACCGGGCGAGGCTACCGCCGACCGCAACGACCCATACGGTGAGACTGGTTTCATGTCCATCAAGTGGTACTACGGCTTCATGATCCTGCGTCCTGAGCGCATCGCGCTGATCAAGACCACCGCGACCATGTAATGCCCCGGGGAGCCTGGCAACGGGCTCCCCACCTCCCCTTTCCCCGTAGCAGGTAAACCGCAATGCAAGAGAATCTTGATCAAGTGTCCGACAACGACGGCGACCTGGTGGTTGATCCATTGGAATCGCTGAAAGCCAAGGCCACCAAAATGGGCCTGACCTTCCACCCGAACATCGGCCTGGAAAAGCTGCGCGAGAAAGTCACCGCGCACTTGAATGGCACCCCTGAAGTTTCTGACGCACCGGCCGCTGCTGCCGTGGCGGAAGCCCCGGAAGAAGAATCCCCGGTGGCGCGCAAGCTGCGCAAAAAACGTGAAGCGGGCGAGCTGGTACGCATTCGCGTGACCTGCATGAACCCGAACAAGAAAGACTGGGAAGGCGAGATCTTCACCGCCTCCAACTCGGTCGTTGGCACCTTCAAGAAGTACGTGCCGTTCAACGCCGACGAAGGCTGGCATGTCCCGCGCATCATTTACAACATGATCGTGCAGCGTCAGTGCCAGGTGTTCGTGACGAAGAAAGGTCCGCGTGGTGTGTCGACCAAAGAAGGCAAGATGATCCGCGAGTTCGCCGTGGAAGTTCTGCCGATGCTGACCGAAGAAGAGCTGCATGACCTGGCCCAGCGCCAAGCCATGGCCAAGTCGATCGACTGATCACCCCAACTGACTCGAGGTAGACAATGATCCCGCCGATCGTACTGGAAGACCTGACCACTGGTGATGTAGCCGGCTCGGGTGTGTTCGACAAGCTGATGCAAGTGACTCGTGCACACCTGGACGTCGAGTTCGACAAGAACCGCATCCGGGGTCCGGAGTACTCCCAAGTCTACCTCGGTCAGTTGACCCAGGTGATGAGCGCTTCGCTGCAATTCCTGCTGCAAAAAGACAAGGTCGCGCTGGAATCGGCGCTGATCGAGCAACAGATGGAAGTCGCCAAGCAACAGGCGGCCAACCTGGTCCTTGAAGGCCAGAACCTGCTGCTGCAAGGCCAATTGCTCGCCGCGCAGAAGCAAAACCTCGACGTCGAACGCGATCTGACCATCGCCAAGGCCGAACAGACCCGGCAACAAACCCAGAATTTGATCGCTGAGAAGGCCAACGTGCTGCTGCAAGCACCGATCCTGACCCAGCAAAAGTTGAACCTGATCAACGAGAACACCCGCACCACCGAACAGACCAAGCAGATCACCCAGCAGACCAAGAACCTGGTCAACCAGGACCTGCAAGAGATCGAGAAGACCAAGCTGGTGGTGATCCAGGCCGCCAACGCGGTGCTGGAAGGCAAGGTCATGGTCGCCACCGAGTGCAAACTGCGCGCCGAGTACGACGTGCTGCTCGAGACCAAAACCAAGACCGCGCAAGAGACCGCGCTGCTCGGGCAGAAGGTCGCCACCGAACGGGCACAGACCGTGGGCGGCGGGGTGGACGCTGACTCGGTCATCGGCAAACAGAAGACCCTGTACCAGGCGCAAGCCGACGGCTTCAAACGCGATGCCGAACAGAAAGCCGCCAAGCTGCTGGTCGATTCGTGGAACGTGCGCCGCACCACGGACTCGGGCACGGTGGCCGACGCCACCAACATGCTCAACGATGCGACCGTGGGCCGCGCGGTCAAGGCCGTGCTGGCGGGGGTCGGTGCCTAACCCACAGCTTCAACCAAGGGCGCTCCGTGCGCCCTTTTTTATTGGAGGCGGCCATGGGCCTGTTCAGTAGCAAGAAGAAAACCACGGTGCACACCAGTGTGATGCGCCTGATCGACAACGATCACCTGCCGCAGACGATCAAGAGCTCGGTGCTCAAGGGCATCCTCAGCAACGGCGGCAGTGTGGCGGAGCAGCTGGTGGACGGTCTGTTGAACAGCGCCGCGACCAAGGTCGACCGCATGTACCGCTACGCCAAGGACCATTCGCCCTATGGTTTGCCGCACGGCAGCCTGATCACCGACATCCAGGGCCGCGACATCGTCAAGACCTTCCTCGAACGGCAAACTGGCGGCTCGGTGGTCCTCGACTACTACCACTTCGCCCCGATCAACAACATGCACGTCGGCTGGCAGAAGCTCGCCGACGACTACGGCTACTTCGCCGGGACCAACGAGCTGACGGTACTGAGTGCGCAGAAAGGCGTGCCGGTGTACCTGCAAGACATGGTTTCGTACTACTGCAATGAAACCGTCGCCCACGCCCAGCCGGGGACGCTGGACAGCTTCGGCCGTCCGGCGACGGCGGGCTACACACCCGACCGCACGGCGCAGATCCGCTTCGGCCTGGATCAGTTCCTGCAAGTCACCGACTACCAGTACGACCCGGCGAGCACCATCGACTACGTCAAGGCGACCTACGTGTACTGGCTGGCGGGCGTGAAGCACACCGAGGCGGTGTACCTGTCGCTGGCGGGCTACGACTACGAGGGCGACTACTACCAGGTGCAGTTCCGTCGTGAGAACGACATGGGCCGCGCCCGCTACTTCACCTACCGCAACGAATCCGCGGTGTACCCGGAGCTGGACAAGATCTTCAAGATCAACTACGCCGCCTTGGGCAGCTACTTCCCCTGGACCTACTGCCGTTTCAACAAGCAGAACCAGGGCGCGGAGTACCTGCGCACCACCCCGGCGTACAAGAACACCCTGGCCATGTGCAAGCTGCTCGACCTGGATTACCAGGACCTGTGTGACAACGTCGACAAGAACCCGGACATCGGCGACATCGAGCAGGCGATGCTGATGTTCGCGGTGCCGGCCAACGCCGAGACCCAGGTGGAAAAGCGCTACCTGTTCGAGTACTTCAACGCCCTGTACTACGCCGACACGGTGCCGGCGCAAACCATTGCCGACATGGAGAAAGGCCTGACCGACTACTCGTTCAAGTCCGGCCGCTCAATCCTGATTCAGGACAAGCTGTTCAAGGTGACCCTGGGCTACAACGGCCTGCTCAAGCGCAAGGTCGCCGGCAAGATCGGCGAGGTCGGCACCTACGACAGTGGCATCGGTACGACCCAACCGTCCGGACCGATCCCGATTGCCGCCGGCTACCAGTTCTACCGCTGCCAGGTCAGCTCGGTGTTCTATGAAGAAGTGCAGATCGTGCAACCGCGCATGACCTACCACATCTATGGGCAGTACACCTATTCCGCTGGTTTGGGCAACGTCGAGCTGCTGATTCCGCTGGACCGGGCGGTCACCGACCTGGTGCCGATGAACCTGCGCGAAGACCTGTTCCTGCGCAGCCTGCACATGATCTTCAACAGTCGCATCGTGACCAAGACCAAGTGGTATCAGAGCAAGGCCTTCCAGATCGTGATGGTGGTCATCGCGGTGATCATCACCATTGCCACCGGTGGTGCCGCTTCGTTCACCGCTGCACTGGCCACAGCCGCCGCTGCGGGAGTCAGTGCACTGGCCGTGACCGTGGTGACCATGATCCTCGAGTCCATGCTCGCCAGTTACGCCTTCAGCCTGCTGGCCAAGGAACTGGGGCCAGAATACGCCATGGTCTTGGCGATTGGCGCGGCGATCTATGGCGGCATGGCCGCCTATGAAGCCGGTTCGTTCGGCGCCAGCACCACAGCACAGACCATGCTCAAGGCTTCAACCGGGTTGGTGAAGGCTTCGAGCACGGAATACCAGGCTCTCATGCGGACTGAGTACGACTCAGACCTGGCATCCTTCAAACTCTACGTCGATGAGTCGACCAAGCAGCTGGAAGAAGCCAAGAAGCTGCTGGATGTGGGCAATTTGCTCAATCCATTCGAGTTCATTGGCGAAGTTCCACTGTTGAGTCTCGGTGAAGACCCCTCAACTTACTTTATGCGCACGGTCCATGCCGGTAACATCGGCATAACCGGGATTGATGCGGTTTCGTCCTACGTTGATATGTCGCTTAAACTGCCTGACATGAACCAAACAATCGGAGATATGACTTATGGCTAACTGGTTTGATGGGCTGGTGCAAAACACCTCGCCTATGGCTTATCAGCCCAACACGCAATTTCAACTGCCGTCCTTCGGACCGGAGCAGAACGGCCTGTTGCCTAACCAGCAGCTGATGCCGGTAATGTCGGCCATGGCCGCTTCGGGGCAAACCCCCTTGACTGGGTCGGTGGACGAAACCTCGGCCGGTGGCCTGTGGGGTGGCGGTGACCTGTGGGGCATGCTCGGCAGCAAGGACGGCAAGGGCAACCGCACCGACGGCTGGGGGGGCATGGCGCTCGGCGTGGCCCAAGGCCTGTCCGGCGCGTTCATGGGGGCCAAGCAATACCAGCTGGCGCAGGACGCACTGAGCGAGAACAAACGCCAGTTCGGCATGAACTACGCCAACCAGAGCAAAACCATCAACGCTGAGTTGGAAGACCGCCAGCGCGCGCGGGTGGCGTCCAACCCGGGAGCCTACCAGTCGGTCGGCGACTACATGCAGAAGAACGGGGTGTAAACCATGGCCATCACCTGGCGTACCTTGAACAACCCGGTCGGGACAGGCGTTGGCCTGCTCATGAACGGTGCCGCCCAGAGTCTGGACGGTGGTTTCACTGCGCTGCAAAACGTACTGACGCAGCGCAACAAGACCCAGGATGCCAACTGGGACAACACCAAAGCCAACAACACCAACGACTACTTGAATGCGGTGCAGGACACCATCAAGGACCCTAACGCAGTCAACGACCCGACAGTGCAGGCCAACCTGGCGGCGCTGAAGCAGCAGTTCGGCTACCAGATTGACGCCAACGCCATCCGCGGTGCCGACGAGAAGCGCGTGTCGGCCTTGCAGAAGCAGGGATTGGACAGCATCGAGTACAACGACAAGACCCGCATCGACAGCGAACGGGATACCGTGGACGAGATCGCCGCCCATTACCAGGCCGGAGACTACGCCGGCGGAGACAAGCTGCGCGAAGGCAAGAACCTGCGCGACGACGCGCTGCTGAGCAAGCTGCGGGAAGAAGCCTTGCGGGGTTTCAACACTGAGAGCCGTTCGGCGCAATCTGCCAGCGACAGCCACCTGACCAGCGCGCTGAACCGCAAGATCGGCCAAAGCAACCTGGATTGGTCGAACAGCGAACACGCCTACACCTTAAAGGAACGCAAGGAACAGGAAGCTGTGGACTCGGCGGTCACCGGGGCGCTGGTCTCGCAGCAGCAACAGGAAGCGCTGCAACAGGCGGACCAAGCCGATGCGGCCAAAGGCCTGAACATCCCCAAGGATGCCGCCGGCAACCTCGACATCAACGCCGCCGACCTGATCACCCAAGGCGTGTACCAGAAACGCTTGGCCGCATCGCAAGCGACCGGGGCACCGTCGGACACCCAGGTGCGCAACGACCTGACCAAATCCCTGCTGGGGATTCCGGGCGTGTCGCCGAAGCAGGTCACCGATGCCACGGCCAGCGTGTCCGGCATGCTGGCAACGCAAGCCGCGCTGCACCCGACCGACCAGGCCAAGCTGGACAAGGTTCAGGCGGTGGAAGATCTGGCGTTCAAGACCAAGGTCACGCAAATGGAAGAGAGCCATAAGCGTCAGTTGGACGCGAATGCCTACGCCAGCGGCGAGTTCGACGGGGAAAAGGCCACTGTAGACGTGATCTCTGGTATTCGAGAGGACTTCGACCCAATTGGTGTGGACGTATGGCAGCGTAAAGACCTGATCAGCAACATTCGGACCGCACTCACCGAAGGTGTAAAGCTGAAGAACCCGAAGACTGGTGATGTCGAGACGATTATCCCAAGCCCGGGCGCGGTTAAGCTGGCTATGCAGGAGATTGCATCCAACTGGAGCGTCAAAGACGAGGACACTCGCTTCGATGAAGCGATGCAGGACTACTTCCAGCGTCCTGAAGTGTTCAAGAAGGTCAAAGATGGGGCGGAGTTGCGCGCTAAACTCAACACTGAGAAGGCTGAGCTCAACACCAACTACCTGAAGAACACCAGCAAGCGCCAAGCCGAGGCCCGTCGTCAAGCTGGCTTGCCTGGAGGCAGCTCTCGGGACATCTTCAACGCCCTGACCAACACAGTGAACCTGGATGCCGCGCTGAAGAAGCGTCAGGAGAAGCTACAACCGGAAAGAGAAGAGGATGAGGACATGTAATACCCGGAAATTCTAGGTAGACTTCCTCATCTTTCACCTTTCAAGGTATGTCAAATGAGTGACTTCGACGCTGACGAGTACTTCAGGAATGTAAACGCAGGTCTTCTGGATCTCAGTCCGTCGGAGTCCATCACTAGCTTCCGTTCAAGCCGTGAGCAAGAGTTGGCTATCGCTTCTGCGAAGAAAGTAGCCGCTCTGCAAGCGGTGAGCGAAGCTCGCACCGAACGTCTGGCCGAGAATGCCAACTCTGTGGTGGGCAAACTCGGTCTGGACCCGGAAGGTGCCACCGGTTCCGTGGTCAACCACATGGTCGCCACCGTCAACGACAGTGTCGGCCTGATTGGTAAAGCCGTGGCCAAGCCCCTGGAATACCTGGCCGATTCCGCCGAGAACGCCGTTACCCCGGAACAGAAAGCCGCTTATGCCGCGCAGAAAGCCGGGGGCAACGACTCGCTGTCGCTGAGCAACCTGCACGAATTCATCGATCCGCAGACGCAAAAGACCATCCTGCTGAACGACTACATCGGTGACCGCAAGGTCGACCGCAATGAAGCCATTGCGCAGTTCCTCGCGCACGGCGACAACGGGGTGATCGAGAAGACCCCGGAAGTGGCCGCCACCATGGCCGCCGAACAAGCCGAGCGGGCCAAAACCACTGAGCAAGGGCAATCCGCTGGTTTGGATCAACGCAGCATTGACCGCCTCGAAGCGGCGATGAAAGCGCGGGATCTGGCCGGCTCGATCAAGCAAGCCACCAACCTCGATGAGCTGGTCGCGATTGACGCTGAAACCGGTGAGCGCACCAGTGGCCTGCCGCGCCGGGTGTTTGGTGACACCGCGCTGAAGATCGGCAGCGGCATCATGGGTGCCCAGGAAAGTCTGTTGGGTCTGGCTTCGCTGGCGACTCAAGGTGACGCCGGTGCCCTGGCCCAGGAATGGGGCATGGACTACCCGCAGGCGAAGAAAGAGTTCGCCGAGCTGATGACCCCGGAACAACGCCTGGCTGACAGCAAGACCCGGGATGCCCAAGGCTTCAGTGCCACACTAGACGCCGCGATCGACAACCCGAGCACCATCACCGGCGGCATTGCCGAGTCCATTCCATCGATGTGGGTCGGCGGTAAAGCTGGCCAGCTGCTGACCAAAGCCGTGCCTGCCATTAAAGCCGGGATTGCCGGGGCCGTCGGTGAAGGCGTGATGATGGCCGGTCAACAGGCGGAGAACATCCGTAACCAGACCGACGACAAACGCCTGACCCTCAAGCAATCGCTGGCCGCCGTCGGCACCGGTGTCATGGGTGCAGTCGTGGGTGTCGCCGGCAACAAGCTGGCCAAGGCGCTGAAAGTCAGCGACATCGATGAAGTCATGGTCGATGGCGTGGGCAAAGCGCAACGCAGCGCGCCAACCCGCACCCTGCTGTCCGGCGCAGTGGAAGGCGGCGAAGAAGTCGCCCAATCCGCCGGTGAACAAGTGGCGCAGAACGTCGCCCTGGACAAACAGTGGGATGACGGCGTGGGTAATGCCGCCGCCATGGGCCTGGTCACCGGGGCACCGATGGGTGCTGCCTCCGGTCTGGCCGAGCACGGACATGTTCAACAAGCCGTTAAGGAAGC